TGGAGTGGTATGTACAGTATCAACACCATTTTCCCTGGTTACTACGCACCAAATGGTCGTTGGGTCTAAACCGTCAGCTTCAAGATCCAAATAAATCATACTGTAGCTCTTCAGGCTCCACGTAGTCAGTTTCTAAGTAGTCCTTTTCTTCCATTGTCTTTTGTCTGTGACATATTGCACAAAGGACAATACAGTTTTCTAGTTCCTTTATTAGTCTGTCCCAAGAATAAAGATGGCCTTGCGACATCTTAAAGTTTTTCTTGTTTCTGTCAATGTGGTCAAACTCTAATGCTGCTGGTAATTTATTGTAGCCGCACTCTTGACACCCCTTTTCAGTTTTGTAGTTTTGAATGAACAGTTTTTTTTCTGTCTGTTGCATTCCTCTTCTTCTTTTTCTGTCTACCATCAAAAGTCCTCATTTGCATTAGGATTTGCGACTTCCTGTAACCTCCCTGTTTGTTTGTCGTACTGCAGCCAACAAGCGGGTCCAGTTTCACCTGTGTACCTATTCTTGAGGACTCGAACAGTAGTAGTGTTCCTTACGTCTTCATTTTCGTTCTGCTGATCACGTTCCATACCTATGACAATGTCGGACAGCTGAGCGATGGCTTGTGAACCACGTAGTTCACCTAAGCTGATCTGCGCTCCGTCCTCGTGTGCCTTGCCTTGTGACCTGCGTAAGTGTGACACGAGGAACAAGCAGATGCCTGTTTCAGCTACGAGTGTGCGTAGGCGTGTCATGATCTCGTCAATGGCTTTTCTCTCGTCTCCTGACTCTTGGGAACTGACGACGATGGACAAGTGATCCAAAACGACGTACCTGCAGTCAAGTGCTTTTGCCATGTAGCGAACACGGGCGAGCAGGTTATCTGCTGAAGTTGACCCCCAATGGTCAAATAAGTAGTAACGTCCTGTTCCCAATGTGGCTTCCCAGAATGGCCGAAGCTCGTCCACTGGCGTGTCCTCTTCCAAGTGTAAGGGCCTGTTTGCCGCCACCGACATGATACCAAGACTTGTTCGGGCCAAATCTTCCTCAAGCGCCAAGACTCCAATATTGCCTTCGCATCGGCGTAGTAAATCGTACTCAATTTCTCTGATAAATTGGGACTTTCCCATACCACTGCCGCTTGTGATCGTGACCAACTCATAAGGCCGATGTCCTCTTGTTAACTCATTGAGGCCGTTCCAAGGATAAGGTATGGACTTCACCTGGCGCTTTTGTACCAGTGTGTCCCATGTGTCAGTCCCTGCAACAATGCCGTCAGGACGATAGACCTTCGCGTTCCACCATGCTTGCGTAAAGTCCTTAACACGGTTTGCCATGAGCATGTCACTGGCGTCCTTTAGTGGTAACTTTACTATTTTTAACTTGTTGGGGCTGAAGAGGTCCTTGACTTGTTCCAGAGCAGCGTCACCAGCCTTGTCATTGTCAAAGCAGAGTACCACTTGGTCGTACCCTTCAAGCCACTCCAGCTGTTCCTTGATCTCTTTAGCTGCAGAGGACGCACCAGCACGTAGTGACACCACGTCGTACTGCTTGTTAAACATCTCGTACACGGCTAAGGCGTCAAGTTCACCTTCAGTAATTGTTATGAACTTGTTAGTAGTGCATTGTTGTTGTCCGAAGAACCCAGCATTCTTTGGGTCTCCGTTACTAAAAAAGTTTTTGGTTTTGACTTCTCTGACTTTGGCTGCACATACTTCACCCGTATGTACGTCATAGTAAGGGTAGTAATGTTTGACTATTTCACCTGTTGTACCGTACTCAACGGTAACGCCAAAGCGCATACAGGTTTCTTTGGATATTCTTCTGTTGGGTATTGCTGCCACTGTACCAAACACTTGTAGTGGCTTTGCTTTTGCAATGGGTATAACTTCGGACATGTCACCTGTTCCACTTGTATGGTAGTCACAAACGGCACTAAAGCAATGTGTAGAGCCGTCGTCGTAAATAGCAAGGGCGTCCGAAGAATTACACTTGGGACACCCTTCATGCCTCACAAAGTTAGCCATGTTAGAAGTCTGCGAGTTCTCCTAGTTCCATCTCCGCTTCTTCTAAAACTTTTACTGCTTCCAAGTAAGTAGACACACCGTGTACAGGATGTGGCTGACCTAGCTTGTACTTAAGGCGCACCTTCGAGTTATAAGGTACTTCACCTCTGTAAGGATTACCTTCAGCGTCAAATGTCCGTACGTCGTACTTAGTTTTAAACTTACGTTGTTTAGCGCCTCGATAGTCAGTAATCTTAACACCTTGTGCTGCTAACTCACTAGCGTCGTCTTCAGTCATCGTAATGGTCATAGAGAATTGACCCGTGTCCTGACCCTTGAAGATGTCGTGTTGAGTTAGGTTACTAAAGTTACAAATACCTTCTATTACTGCCATTGGAATAATCTCCGTTGCTTCTTGGGTTGCGACTAGATCCTCTCTAGCCATACTAATATTATACCACATCGTTTAGTCAAAAGCCAACACAAAGTTGCCTTCTGTTGGCATATTAGGATCGTTCACAAGGTACGTAAAGTAGGAGATTCTAGCTGCATTGATTACTTGCTCGTTTTCTTCTCCAGAACTGAAGGTCACTTGTTGGTCAAGATAACACTCAGGCATACGCTGTAAAACTTCCAGTAATTGTTTGTAAGTCATCTTAATCGTCCTCTGGTGTTGGAAAGGGGTCACTCACTTTGTCTAGGAATATCTCAAAGTCGGACCTACTGATTTTCACAGTGTCGCTAGGAGCCTCTCTAGCGTCCATCTCAAGCTTAAAAACAAAAGGTATACCACCATAAGGGTCACACCTCATAATCTCGTTAGCGACCTCTCTGGCCTCACTGAAGCCTAGTCGATAGATGGAGTAGTCACCTCCAGTCACTTCGTACACACTAAACTCGTCTCTAATCATACTTAAGTTGTCTCCTGTTGTACTACTGAAGTACTAATGTTGTTTACTACTTCTGTTTACTTCTTTGGTTTAACTACTTTTGTTTACTACTAATGTTTAACTACTTCTGTTTACTTCTAAGGTACTACATAGGTACTACTTTAGTAGAGGGTATCATAGTCCTCATCATTTGTCAAGAATAAATCCTCAGTAATAGTACCAATGCTGTCTACATTAGTATCTATAGAAGAAAATAAGCAGTTGTTGCATAGATCAATAAAGTTTCCTTGGTTGTCTTTCTTTAACAATTCTTTTTCTTCCAATATTCGATCACATGCTTTACATCTCATATGTTCTTCCAGTCGTCTCCGTAGATGTCCAACATGTTGCGCTCTAGGTCGCTTTTGTCCATCTCCTTTAGCTTTTGTTTCACCTGAAGCCTAAACATTTCAACTTCATAGTCCTCAATCATAGCCATCATGTAGTCCATCTCTGCAACACTAAAATAGTCTGTCGGATCTGGTGGCAGCATTTGTTCAACCATTGTTGATTCTCCCTGTTAAGTATCTCCAGTGTTTAATTGCGTCTGCTAACTCTTGGATGTGCTTAAGTTGCTTTTGGTGTTCCTGGTTTAGTTCCTCAGTGGTTAACACTAGGTTAGCCACAGTGGTGTCTATGGCGTCAAAGTCTGGCTCTGGTTCAGGATCTCTGTCGTAGTCCCGATAGATGCCTTTGCCTTCCACCATGTTGTCATAGTCGTCTTGCCAGATGTCCACTAGTTCTCTTGCCATCTTTAGTTCTCCTTTGCTCCTACGTATCTTCTGAGTTTACTTGCTCTTTTTAACTTTTTCAATGCTGTGTATTCCGTGTGTTGAACTTCAGCACGTGTCATGTTTAACGCTTTGGCTACTTCTTCCTGTGACATGAAGTAGTCACTATATTGCCTTCTTTTCTTCAAAAGTACCTCCAGTAATATTTACTTATTTCACACCTAAACCATGCAATAGACAACACGTAGGTATATCTAAAGTTGTCATGGCTTGGTATGTACATAAGTTGTAGCATAGGTTTAGACGAAAAGTAAAAGTCAACTTTGTAGTCTGTCATGCCTTGTTGCTCCTTTAGGTTTCCTGGTTCGCATCTCGTATGCCTTAAGTATCATTGACGTGATACCAAAGCCTACCAAAAGTATCACAACGTCCCACCATGGCTGCCATTGTTCAAACATGGTCAAGTACTCCCATAGACTGTGCAAACTCTTTGCGTGTGTTGAAGTCCTCTAAAGCGTCTCCAGCGTCACTGTAAATCAACATGTTGCCTACGTAATCACCATCCTGTCTCCAGACGATGTGAGCATTGTTTATGCCTGAATAGCCGCAGAATACTTTAGTTTTACCCTGGTTCATGTCAAAGCTTGTGAAGCAGTCAACCGTGTCCTTCATGATACTAGCTCCTCTAGTTGTGACTGTGGCACCTCTAACGCTTCAGCACCATTTAGCCACTGGTTGATATGTTTGGTTGTAGTAACGCTAAACTTTTGGTTTGTGCGTATGTAGCCTCTGTTTGGTAACCATGCTGCCACTGGTGTTTCATAGCTAAACAAGACGTCCATCTTGCCAGTGTGTAGGTCGTAGGTTACTTGTGTCTTGTTGCTGCCTAGTTGCTTGAGTTTCATGCTGTAATCTCCTTTTTTATTCTCTCATAAACCTTTTGTGGGCAATTAGTCCAAGTGTCGTTTTTAATTGTCCATCCGTACTCTAACAACAAAGGTATTGTATTAATGTCATCTATATAAGTATTCATGCTGTAACTACTCCCGTATAAAAGTCTGATTTTCTGTTGACGTACCATAACGCCTCTTCAGTGTTGTTGAATATGTACTGATAAAGCACTGGTGACATATGGTGCCCGTGTTTGTGATACTCGTACAGTTTGCCATTGTCAAGCACTAATTTGACTTGTGTTGTGTGTCCGTTGTAACCATCTGGCCTGTTTGCATAGCATACAATCATTGTGTTTTCTCCAGTTTAGGTATTTTTTCTCCGCGTCTGCGTAATACAACACCATGCAGTAGAATGTGCGTTCTTGTCATATAATCGGTAGGGTTTACCATGCTCTCCTGTATTACTTGCGTAGGCAGTCCCACCAATAGAGATAGATAGTATTGTTTAGCTGTCATCACGCTGCCTCCTCGTTGACGTGGTTGTAAAAGTCAGCGGCTAATTGTGTAATATCAAGGTTTGAATAGATCGCTGCAGTAAATTCCTTGGCAATAGGTGATTTGATTGAGTTAAACAAGTGCGATGCTAACAATTTGTCCAGTACTTCTACAAAGTCATCGAACTCAAGCGCTCTTGCTTGTTCTTGCAAATGCTCATAAATACTGTAATCGTTGTAAATAACAAGTTCTACGTGATGATGAACGTCTATATACATGTTGTGTTGCTCCTGTTGTGGTAAAGGCCGCTTACGCAGCCTCTTCGGTTTTTGTTCCGTATGCTTCTGCCAACATCTTACGTCGCTTGCGCTCTGCTAAAGCAATCTCCGCACAGTCGTCGCTTACGTCTTCGCCATACATACAAAGAGTTAATCTACCTAGTAAAATACTCAGTTCTTTATCTGAATATGTGTGTAGGTTTGTTAAGATGTCTATGCTTATGCTGTTCATGATAATGATTCTCATTTAGGGTGGCTTCGGTCCCTGTCTCGCCATGTGTTTAGATTAGGTAATACTATTTTCTAAGTCCAATACTAATTTTAAATATGTAAACACCATTGCATTTATTTCATGAATAACTATTGACAATGCCTGGTGTTTGGTTTACTCGCGTGCGCGTGTGTAAATATAAGTAGGTCTAGAGGGACCAACATAGGCTCACACACTTGTCAACCCAACACACCAACAAAAGTTATCCACAGGTTGTCCAAAGTTATCCACAGGTTGTCCAAAGTTATCCACAGGTTGTCCCCATGTTGCACCTCGTGCAAGAACTATGCTAACTCCAGCGGTTAACACGAGTTGCTGCCCATGTCAACTGTGCAAATTAACACTTGACTTCCTTGGTTTGCTGATGTAAACTTGAGGCGGGGGCCCGTGTTGCCGCTGTATAACTATAGTTGTAGCTACCTAAGCACAAAATAAGCCAAAATTAGAAAAAATAACGGTAATTACTGCTCATGTAACC